TTTCCAATTTTGTTTTTAGATTTTTCTATTGATTTTTCTAATACTTGACTATAATCTTTATTTAAGAACTGACTCATTGGGTCACTTGATGGAACTTGCTGTGTCCCATTCATCATATCACCATATTGCCCACCAATTAATTCATTCATTCTATCAGAAGTAAACTCACCACCACCCATTGTTTTCCAACCATCATCTTGAGCTGTTTCATTCAATACATCATTCAATACTGAATTTTTTGTAAATGATTTTTTCTCAACTATTTTTTTAGTTTGTGGTTGAGATTGAGTTGGTTGTTTCAATTCAGTTATTACTTCCTTGATAGCCATCGCAACTTCTTCCCTAACGATTTGTCTGATTATAGTTTTTATATTTGGTTTTTTCTTTTTCATAACTATCCTTGTTCTATTTTGTGTTTTGTACTTGTAATACTTTCTATCTTATTTGTAATTTTTTGTATGTCCGCTTGTATGGTTGGCATTGGTGATTGTGGACCTAATTGTGTTGTTATTGTTATTGATGGTATCAAACTAATAATATCATTTAACACCTCTTTTAGAGCCTCACCTAACACCATCGATTCCATAGTAGCTCTATTCGAATTACCAATATTAACATTATCAGATAAAATATTTAAACTTGTTGGAGCATTTATCGACATATGTTTGCTAGCACCAATATGTATATCTTTAATTGATGATATAAAAATATCATCAAGTTTTGAATTTAAAGTTATTCTATCAGAATGAAATAATATTTGATTTCCATTATATCCATAAATTGTTTCTTGAATATCAGCACCATTATTTAAATCAGAGTGAATATCACCAATCGGGTAAGTGTTATCTTCAATACCATCAGATGATAACTGAAACCCATTTATGCTTTCTTCTGTTTCCACATCATAATAACCATTAAAATGTTCTTGTAAAGTTCCATCGGAAGTTATACTAATTAATGTACCATCGGATATATTTTCAAATGTATTAGTTGGCGTTCTTTCATTTGATAAAAAAATATAAGGGTTATTACTTCTACTACCAATTCTAATGCTATTTCCATGTCTACCTTCAATTAAAGTATCACCAGTTGTTTCATTAACGGCATTCCCATAATCTAAATCTCCCTTTCTAACTTTACCCAATCGAGAATATGAAATTTCTTTATTAAAATTTGGACTCTCACCTTTTAAACCTCTAACTGTAGTGTCATTATTTTGAATCGTTGTCGCCATTAATTCAGGTAAAAGAGATGGGTCATCATTCCAAGTTGGTGAATTATTTGGAGTATTTAATGGACCTAAATAATAATTAACTCTACCAATAGTACAAAGTAAAACTGGATCTCCTTTTGATGGAACATCGTGTATAGTTCTTAAAAGTGGGTAATATCTAAACTCTTCCCCAGCCGTAGACCTTTTTTTTGTAACACCATCTTTTATATGAGGTAAAGCTATAATGGTATTTAAAGTTGTGGGCCCTCCATACCTAACACTTTCAGCTGAATGAACTACTTCAACTACATTACCTGGAACAAATTGCAAATACATAGGGACTGGATAACTTTTTCCACCAAATCCTTTTATTGTTTTTCCAGGCATTGTTGTAAATATTGAACCCATTTAACTCTCCGTAAATCCAATTGTTTTATCTTTTATACCCTCAAGTTTTTCACTTTCTTTTTGTAAATCATCTACAGTATCTTGAAGTGTCCCCATTAATTCTGCTTTTTCATCATCACTTAATAACATTGATTCATCGGATTCACCTTGTGATTTAGAAATAATTCTTTGTAGTACACCAGCGAGTTTTACTAAATGCTCATCATTACGAACAGCCGTATCCATATATTCTTTTATAATAGGGGCTACCATAACCACATCATCTATGGTTGTTATGAATCCGTGTATTTCTGATATTAACAAATCTATTTGAGTTTTACGCTTTGTAGTGTTTTCGTAAATATCTTTTGTTAAATCTTGGAAAGTTTTTCCTTCAAATATTTCTTTTTCGTTTGACATACAATCTCCTCAAGATGTACTTATTCATATATAAATATAAAAATTGTAAGAAATTGTAAGAAATAAAAAACCCACATTTAAGTGGGTTTAATATTTAAAAGAATTTTGAGCCAGAATGACTATGTATTATCGAACCATCTTTATTATAAATATTTATTAATTTTTTATAATGTCGTTTTAATACATTTACAACAGCTGTAATGTGAGCTGTTTCCACATCAGTCATTTCTCTAATTAAAATATATAATGCTTTTTTATTAAAGTTTTCTATATCATCCCTCTGCTTCATTAAATCAATAATAGCATATCCTATTTTTAAATCTCTATCCTTTTTAAAAATAGTATTTAAATTTGTATCAAAATATTCTATTATTTCATTTGTCAATGTAACAAAATCTGATTCACCATGTGTATCAAAACTTCGATGTCTATCTAAAGCATCCATTTTATCGTGAGTTTTTAATTTTTTATAATTGTTATTATTGTGAAGAATTAAATAATTTTTAGCCACAACTGAAAAATAACTAAATGCTTTTGAACCTTTTGTGTGGTCATACTTATGCATATTCATCACCATAAAAGATACTACTTCACATTTTATATCTTCAAAACCATAATCGAAATATGTAAATTTAAATGTATTAATAATATTTTCAGCTAGTTTATCAAATGCTTTATGAATTCTAGTTTCATATATTGTATTTTTTTCTGATGATTTATCAGTTGTGTTATAGTCAACAATTGCATCTTGAACTTCTTGTCCAAAATAAACTTTACGTTTTTTCTTTTTAACTATTTTTTTAATTTCGGCTTTAACATCATTAGTTTTATTTTTTGGCATCTTGCTTCTCCTCTTCAAATATACCATCTAAGGATAATTGAATTTGTTTTAGTTGTTTGAAGAAAAAACC